CCATGCACCATCATTTGGATTTACATCAGCATTAAATCTTACCTGAACCATTTGAGTAGAAGCATCTTGTTGTGGAAATGGTCTTAAATCCCAAGCAATATCTAAACTTGTTCCAGTAGTTGAATATGTAATTCCAGTTCCTGTACTCCAAGTAGTCCAGTCCCATCCAGCAATAGATACTGAAGGTGCGCCTGGAGTTGTGTGATAAACCCATCCTTCATTTGTTCCAAATGTTATTGTTGCATTTGATCCAACAAACACATTATTATAAAGAGTTCCACCCATTTGCATTCCGAATGGAAGATTCATTTGAACACCAGCATCGTCTACGCCAGCCAAAACGTTGACTGTTGTTCCAATAGTGGCTTGTAAATTATTGACTGCTGTTTGAGCAGCATCAATAGCAAGGTTTGCCTGTGTTAATTCTGTTTGTGCAGTTGCTTGTGCTGTAACTGCTTCTGTTTTTGCAACTACGGCTTCAGATATTGCTGTCTGGGCCTCTGTTATTTGTGTTGTTATATTATTTATAGCGGTAGTTGCAGTAGTTACTGTAGCCTTTGCATCTTGAACTACCTGAGAACTTTGATCTATTGGAGTAACAGATAAATCAACATTACTAATAGTATTAATAGCAGTTTGAACATTATTTATTTCTGTATTAGCCAAAGATATTTTTGATGTTATTTCTGCCGTGACAGATTGGGCTTGGGAATATTCGGTTTGTGCTTGTGTTACCTCTATCAAGGCATTGTTTGTGGCTGTAATAGCCTGCTGGACCTCTGTTGTAGCAGTAGAAAGAGCAGAGTTAACTGCCTGTTGAGCAGGGCTTAGAACAACCTGCTCTTGATTTTCTGTAGCCCCAGCATGGTCTGGTGCCATTATTCCAAAAACTGTAACGCATAGCCCTACCCCAAAGCCCATTAACAGTTTGCGCTTTAGGTTTTTCAATTTGGGGGCTAACTCCTATGTTTAATTATATGGTTAAGTATATCATTTTTTATTTAATTAAGCAACAAAAGTGCATAAAAAAGAGGGCAGAGATTAGTCTGCCCCCTAATTTATTAAGAATTTACTTCTTTAGAAGCAACTTCTGTAGTGCTGCAATCTGCTTGTTGATTGTTGCAATAAGTGAAACAATCATCTTTAGGATTTCAGCATTAGATACAGTAGCAGTTGATTCTGTTACTTTGTATGAAACTACCTTAGCAGAATCTGTTGAAACATATGCAGGTAGATCAACTACTGCATTAAATGCTCCAGCATTGTTGCCAACGGTAAACTGATAAGTCTTTGATCCGTTTGCAAATGTATCTGTTGAGGTTGCTGTTCCAACTGGTGTCATTCCACCAGCAGAGATTGCTACTCCAGTTCCAAGTGTTGCTGCATCATGCACCTTAGCACCTGAAATATCAGTTGCTGATACAGTTAATTTTGCAATTTCGCCTGGAAGGTATGATTCCTTATCAAACTTTGCTGTGTACTTATTAACACCTTGACCACAACGAGCATCAAACTCATTTGAGTAGATAACTGTTAGATCTGAAAGAGTATGTTGAATGCGTACCTTTGTTGATCCTGATGTAGCAGCGCATGTCCAACCACCAGTTTGTACTGCTGTAGCAGATGATGCTCCAGCAACAGAAACAGCAGTTACTTGTGCGTTGTACTTTGTGGTATCAGCAGTTGGAGTAACTCCAGCCAATTGATTACCAGCAGCATCCTTGACTACAAAGTCATAGGTGCCTGTACGTGCTCCACCAGCCTGTGCAATGTCTTCACCAGAAACTACAATAGATGCAGCCTGTCCAGTGAATGTAATTGACTTAGTTGTTAATACTGTTCCATTGAATGAAACTGTAATTGTTGTTGCTACTGGCTTGTTTGCATTAGCAGTACCCTGCTTTACGTGGAGAACTCCACCAACACCCGTCTTAGCAGCAAATGAAACCTGAGTGCTTGGAGCACCGTCCCATGCAACAACTGCTCCACCTGTAACAGATGCCTGTAGAACACCATTTGTTGAGAGAGTAGCGTCATATGCGTCTTTTGCAAGAACGTTAACATAACCTGTTCCATCATTAACAACTGTTGTTGAACCAGCAACATCTGCGTTAGAAGCAAGAGTTCCTGCTGTTGAAGTATCTTGAACACGTCCAAAACTGTTTGCTACAGAAAGAATATTTGTCTTTGCAACAGTTCCAGCATAAATTGTTTTGATATCAACTGTAGAAGTGGTTGAGCCAACCTTCTTCTTTTGAGTTACTGTTACAGTGCCTGCACCGTTAACAGTTAACTTAACATTTGTAGGCAATACAACTGCTGTTGAAGTTGTTGCTGTAAATGTAAATGTTTTACCTAAATTGGTAAGTGTTACCCCTGTAGGGTTTGATCCTGCTGCTGTGTAATCAGTAAATGTTGCAGGGCCAGAAATCTCTAGTGAGAGATTGTCGTCTGCTGTAGCAGCCAAAGACTCGCTAGTTGTTAAAGCAAGTACTGCGTTAACTCCAGCCTCTGCCTTAGTTGTGTCTGCCAATACTGTTACTCCACGAGCACCTGCAGCCAACGAATCGGATAGTACATATCCGTTAGTTACTGCTGCTTGAGCCTGCGGAACTGCAACAAAGAATGTGCTTGCTACTGCTGCAGCCGTAACAAGTGCGATCTTCTTAAATGAATTCATCTTTCTCCTTGTTTAGTTTATATTATGTTTAATCTATCAAGAAAATCCCTAACATCTTCAGGCATTTCCTTGTTATCCAATTCTACCATAGCCTTCTGCTTCTCTGCAAGTCGTGTAGAGGAAGACCAGGTATGAATATCAATCTCAAGATTAGTATCCTTTGGTGTATGAGAGATGGCACCAAAAACAGCACCACATACAGCATCTGCTAAATCTTTAGATTTTTTTCTAGGGTGATCAACACGATTACCCTTCATTATTTTTAATTCTGACATTTCTTCTAACAATAATGGAATCATAGGAATGGCAACACGCTCTTCATAAATCATCATTGCTAAATCTTCATAATGTTTTTTAGCAACAGAAACAGTATCAGTTCTTATTCCTACTGCTTTTAATTCATTTTGAATATCAAATGATTGCCAACGGTCAAAAGACACAATGCCAATATTAAAACCCTGTCTACGTAGATTAATGATCCATTGTTTTACCTCAGAAAGATTAACTGGACCTTCTGACTTCGGTTCCCACCATGCAACTGCATCTACTATTACGATTGGGGCCACCTGTTCATAATCTTTAATTACCTGAATATTTACCCACTTATCTACGTGTGCAATTGCTACCGCACACTTATCGTGTTTTTGTGCAAGGTCAGCGTGTATGTAATAAACTTTATCTGGATCTGGTTTAAAGTTTTCTGAGAATCTTCTAAAACTATCAACAGGGTTTGCTAGCGTCATACATTTTATTAACTTATCTTTTTGTTTAAAAAATGCATCTGATGAGTATGTTGGCGTACATAGAAAACGCATCATTGCATCACCAAGATCTGTTAAAAACGCAATTTTAAAATCATCTATTTTACGAGTAGGATTTACTTCCCATGTTGGACGCTTAAGAGCCAAAACTTTTGGAATCTTGTAAGAAAGAATGTGGTCTTCTTCCCAAGTAATTTCAAACTCATTATCTGGTCCTTCTGGCAACTCTTCATTAATAATAAACTTATGTCTACGCTCTATCGTTTCTTTATCTGCAATAACAGAATCATATCTTTGAGAAATATAATCACCTTGATAACGTGGGAACGAAAGAAGAACTACCTTACCAAGATCAGGAAAACGAGAATCTACTGTACCACGAAATGCTTTATAAATATTTTCTGCAGTCTTACCTTGTTCGTTGCCTGTTCCGACTTCAGATGCAAAACCAGAAATTTCATCAAGAACAGCCATGAATAAGTTTAAACCTTCGTGTGATTCTCTTTCTGAGTGTCCAGAGTAAACAGTAATTGCTTTATCAAATTCAACTGAATCTGCTTTTGGGTTATACTTTCCAGCAAACCAAGGGGACTTTTCAATCTTAGTTTTAAAACCTTTAAAAAAAACATTTTTAGCCTGTTGTGCGTTAATCGCTACGTTAATAATATCTATAGCATCTCCAGATGGTTTACCATAGTATGATGCTGGATCTTTAAGGCATAACAGTTTATACACTACATATGCACAGGCTACTGTTGATACGAAATCTTTACCGCTACCCTTGCCAAGTTGAAGAATAATTTCATTTTTAGTATACTTTGCAAAATAGGCAGAGCCTTCTGCTTCGCCCATAATCTCTATCAAATCTTCTTTACGATAGATTTGACTCATTGCCTCAACAATGTCATATTGAATATTAGAAAGTTGTGGTTGTCCTAAATAGTCTGGAGACTCAACAAATGTTTTAGCATCAACTGGCTTTTCAATAAAATGATTTTCTTTAAGAACTTCAAAAAAATCATTGAACATCGTGGACAACGGTAATCACTTCGCCTTCTTTAGCAATTGCTGAAAGTCTTTGCATAATAATGTCACGAACTTCTGGATGCGATGATGCAATATCTCTAAGGATTCCAACAAGAACTTCTTGCCTGCGTTCAATCTCAACCATTTCTTCTGCAAGTTCTTTATTTTCAAGCAAACCAGCCTTTTGCAACATATCAATTCTTTTAGATTCAATATCCATAACAAGTTTAATACCTGCTGTTTTTGCACTCAGGTTATTTGTTAGACTTGACTCATCAATAACTTCATATGCCTTTGTAATAAGTTTTGTATAGTGTGTATCTGCACCAACCAACGCTTCTTTAGCACGTGCACGAATAGCATCATTTGCAGATGCCATCACCTTCCACTCATTAATTAGTTGAACAACACGAGTGCGTGGAATATCAAGTTCTTTAGAAATAACCGTTGGGTCATTACCTTTTAGATATTCAGTTACAACAGTATTAACTTGGTCTAGGTGGTCTACTAAATCTTTTTCAGTTGACATTTTTTTCCTTTGCTATTTTAAGCAAAACCAAATATCCAATAAGGTCATCAATATCGTTGTCTCCAACGTATTCAGTACCTTTCATTAGTCTACTTAACTTATCATCAATTCTAACCCTAAGTTGTTCTGCTGGATCTGCCTTGCTAAAAATTCTAACTGGATCTAAAGCAGAATCTCCGTAAGCAATATTTTTTTCAATAAGCATGTGTGCAATAGAGTGACACGTTGCCCAGATACTAGGACCAGATGGGGCACCAACTGATTTTAAATATAAATCTTGACAACTAAAATCTTTTACATCTTCATAGACTGGTTGAAGTTTCATCGTTTAGACTTCCTTAGTCCAAATTTTGCAAGGTAGACATAAACAGTTTCCACGGTACATCCACACTCCTTTGCAATTTCTTCAGGAGTCTTTTTATCCATAACATAGCGCTTACGCATAAAAATCTCTGATGTATATAGTTTAGCAGCCATACTATTATTTGTCAACTTCCGACTCAGAAATGTCATAATCATAAGCATTTGAGTCTTCTAAAACCCATTTATCATAACTTTCAACATCCCATTTGTTTGTATTAATAAGTCTTTGAATAACTAGATCTTTTTTAGTTACAAATGATGGCTCTTTTAATCTAATACGGTTATTAGGCTGTACTGCAAAGTTTCCATCATCTCTTTGAATAACATGCCCACATTTATGTTGCCCTGGATTTTCTGAGTATCCGTCATCTAAAATATTACTTTCTGGATTATGCCAATCTAAAGTAAATAAATATTTTCCACCAACATTATTTTTATTTCTATCTATATATGACATCCTCATATTGCTTAAATTCTCAAACTTTGTAACTGCTATATGTGGACTAAAAGAATTCCACAGAACAAGATTATAAATTGGTTCTTCTGGAACACCTGGCTTAGTACAAAATGCATTAATTGGCATTCTCCACCAAATACCACCATCTTCCATTAAAAAATGAAATAGAGGACTTCTGCTTTTAATACTAGAAACACCAAAAATTACACATGGAAAATATTTATCATGACTATCTTCTTGGTCTCTTAAAAAATTACCACGAACATAACATTCAATTGGTGGAATATTTGCATTTAATTCTGGCACTATTCTTTACTCCTTTGTATTGTTTTAAGTTTATCCCAAAACCCCCCAGGATTTCCTTGATAAACCTGTCCAGTTTCACGATCTACTAATAACCATTTTTCTGGAGACAATGTTTTCACAATTAAAGAAACTTCATTCTCTTCTTCTTTGAAAACAAAACTATTTCTATTCATTATATCCTACTGCTTTATCCCAATTATTAATAGCCCAGTGACCGATGCCACAAGCGTCAGCAACGTCATTATCGTTAATAGTTTTATCATAGTTGATTTCAATTAGTTTTATAGTCCTTTCTTTTCTAAACTGTCTTTCATATGTCTTATACCAAGAATCTGACTTTCCAGGATTTTTTGATCTAAGCAACAGTTGTTCTTCTTTTGTTAATTTTTTATTGCCAAGATAGTTCTGCCAAGTAATTGGAGAAACTTTTCCAATGGTTTTAATACCATACATTGCAGCAGCCCCTAGAAGTGCTCCTTGAACCAGTGCAAGATCAGCAGCAGTTTTTGGACTATTCATAAACACTGTGTGTTCAATAACAATGGCATCTGTTTCTATAACAGCATCAAAATATGCTAATGTTTTTCTTGCTGCATCACCAACTTTTTCATAAATGTCTTTACCTTGAAAATTGATTTTACCAAACTGTGTTAATTCTTTATCAACAAAAAGTGCATATGCAAGACTGTTAGTGCTAGCATCAATAGCACATATTCTTTGTGGCTTACCAGTCTTGTTCATAGTCAACAATTCCTTTTAATTGTTTTAACATCTTGTCTACTTCTTTTTTACTTACATTACAATTAGAGCAAAAACCAGAATCATTATATATTGATAGTTGCTCTCCACAACCACCAAGACATATTCTCTTTTTACCAATCCTTCTTTGTCTGCGAGTTATTTGATATCTTTCTGCTATCTTTTCTTTTGTAGCATCATCTCTACATGATTGTCCACAATAAATTTGATAACTTACTTTGGGTTCAAAGTGATTGTCGCATCGTTCACATAGTTTCACTTAACCCCTCCAGGGACTTAAGTTTAATCACTCCAGTTCCTGCATCTGCACATGCCTGTTGAATAGGACATGTTTTACAGATCTTTGAGTTTGAGCGATAATTTTTTGTAGGTAGTGTACGATCTACCCAAGCCTTACGAACATCACGCATCCATTGAAAAGTATTATCAATCCATTGACGATAGTAGTCATCAACTTCAACTGGAAGAACTAACAGTTCGTGATTGTTTTTATTTTCATAAATCAAAACACCCTTTTTCTTACCAAGAATTTTCATATAAATAAGTAATTGAATAAGGTGTCCAAGTTTTGGTTTCATTGAGTTTTTGCGATACTCAAAACCTTCGTTAAGCATTGTTTTAATTTCACCAACAATATCTTCACCTTCCCACTCAATCATTGCATCCCCATAGCCAAAGATTGGTGGATCATCATATCTAATTTTAAATTCTGTTGTTGGTTGGTTGTCGTCATCTTTAAATATTTTTGCTACTCCAGCATTCATCATTGCTGATTGAATTCTTCCATGTGAAAGAGTTCCAGCAGTCATGTTTGCTGCACCATATGCATCTGCATTATCTTCAAATGTTGCGCCATCAAATGCTAGATACCAATATCTTGGGCATTCTCCATGGCTATATGCAATTGTTGAAGGAGCAAAGGTTTTCTTAGTCTGAAACTTTGGTCCACGATTAATAACATATCCAGATTTTATTTTTTCAATTAAAGCATCAGAATCAAGTATATTGCTCTTATTAGAAACACTCTTTATCATCACGCTCTGTAGTAAGTTTTTTGTCATTTTTATCCCTTGTTTGTATTTAAGTATACCAGTTAGCGCATTATGTACTTGAGTGCTGATACTAGATCGTTAATTGATTGTGCTGCTGTAAAGTATATATTTTTCTTTGCCCTGTCAGATTTATCAACGTTAGCCATCCAAGTGGCTTTAAATGACATCTTTGCTGCAATAGCCTGTAGTCTTACTATTTCAAGACTAGCAGCCTGTAGAGGAATATCTGGCTTAATAATAATCTTTGCAATCATAGTTAATGCAACAGTTAACTCTTCATCTTGCATATAGTCTGCAATTTCTGTTAAGCCATTAACCATATCAAGTGTTGTTTTTTGTGGTCCTGTATCAGACATCTTTATCCCCCTCTGTTAATTGTTCTAGCATGTCCATTTCAATTATAGCAAGTCTTACTTTTGTATTGCCTTCTCCAAGAATAACAACTATTGCTGGAGACTTGTCTCTGCCAGCCTGGATGGAGTCTGTAACAACTTTGGCCCAAACATCTTTATTAAGAGTAAATGATTTGCTGGCTTCTTTAAAATCAACAACAAAGTCTCTCCATGTTGCATCACCTTTTTGAGTATTACGGCCAGAGTTTTTGTGTTGTTTTGCACCAATTCTTTTTGACTCATTTTTTTCACTCATTAATAAAATCCTTTTTCTTTTTCTTTTGTGGGACTAGTCCAACTTTTGAAATATGTTTTTTTGAACACATCCATGTTGCATCTCCCGCTTCAATCCAATATCTTAAAGATGTTACTTCTTCTTGACAAGTTTTACAAGGAAACTTACCAGGATATACAGAAAACTTTTTATCAAGCATTAATTATTTTTGACTTAAGTTGTTCTTGCAACTCTAAGTCTTCCTTAACCCTATTAATAAAGCCATCACGCCCTTGCACCTTTGTGCCATCATCTAGTTGATACCAAGCACCAGTTCTATTGACAAGCCCCATTGATTCTGCAGTATCAACAAGGTCGCCAATTGCATCAAGCCCAATGTCATCACCTCTAAAATAAAAGTCATACTCTCCAGATTGGAAGCCTGGTGAAGTTTTAGAAAATTGAAGTTCCCAGCGAATCTTTCTACCAGTCTTTTCTTCAATTAATTTATCTCCAACTTTAATCTTACCCTTGATTGCTTGGTTGTCTGATTCAGAAGAAAATAATTTTATAATGCAAGATGAATAAAATTTAGTAGCCTGTCCACCAGAAGGTTGTTGGCTTGTGTACATTGCATTAATATTATTTCGTGATTGAGAAATAAGAACTAATAGTGTTGGTTTAACTTTATTGTTAGCATAGTTTAACATTTTCCAAGCATTACTAAAGTCACGAGACTCTGCACCAATTTGTTTAGTATTTTCAAGAGCCTTCATTTCGTCTGAATCTTTTTCAAAATATATTGCAGGAAGCATTGATGTAATAGAGTCTACAACAATTAAATCTACTCCAGCATTCATTAATCCAACACCAACATCAACCATGTCGCTGATTGTTCTTGCTTGTGAATAAATTAGTTTGGTTGGATCTACTCCTAATTGTTTTGCCCAGTCTTCAGAATAAGACATTTCAGAATCAATCCATGCACAAACCTTGCCTTCTTTTTGTGCTAACGCAATCATCTGTAAACACATTGATGACTTGGCTGAAGACTTGCTTCCCCAAATAAGAACTTGACGACCATACGGAAGACCACCACCAAGTGCACGATTAAGTCCAAAACTTGGAGTTGGCTGATACTCAAAAGTAATTCCTTCTCCTGTGCCCAAACGCTTACGCAATCTAGGATCAAGTTGTGCTAATACATCTTCTACGCTAACTGACATGTACATCCTCCATTATTACTGTGCCATCTTTTGTTTTACCAAAACTAAATTTGTAAGAATTTCCTTCTTGAATATTCATATATGCTTTTGGAAATGCAGTTGGAAAAACTGTAACAGAGTGTAAGTCTCTTGCTGTGTCAGCCAAAGTAAGAGATGCCATCTTTTTTCCAGTTTTTGTAATTCTTGATTTAAAAGAAACAACAAACATTTCATCATCTTTATATGGCAACTGTTTATAGTTTAAGAATTTTACAAGTGCTTCTGAAGAACCCTTTAGTTCATCAACTGGTATTGCAGACAAAATACGATTATCACTTGCTAATATTAAACATGTTTTTCCAGTTTCAATTTTTGTTTGTTCTTCATCAAATATTCCAACACTGCCAGTCTTATCAAGTATTTCAACTCTTGACCATCCTTTGCCACGTTTAATAGATTTAACCATTCCCATTATAATAAAAGATCCTTTTTCTTCAAAATCTTCAATTGATTGAATAAAAGCATGATAGTGTGAAGGAACTGTAATATTAAATTCTGGAAGATTTAAATACTCATATAGGTTTTCTTTAATCTCATTATCATTACGTGGATTATCAACAAAAGTTGCTGCTCCAGTTAGCCTTAATGCGCTTAGTGCTCTACTGTTTACTCCATTACCCTTGGTAAAAGTAAACTCTTCAAGTTCTTTATAAGTATTAAATGGCCTTGCTGCAATATATTTAGATGCAATATTATCTGAAATAAATTTAATTCCAGTTAATCCAAAACGAATTCCCTTACCTTCAATTTTAAAATCTAAATCTGAATCATTGATATGTGGAAGTTTAACTGAAATGCCCATGCGTTTTGCTTCAATTAAATATTCTGTGCGACCATCTTTATCCTTCTCATTTTTAAGAAGAGCAAACATAAACTCTAACGGATAGTAGTGTTTGAGCCACGCCGTCCAATACGAGAGAGTACTGTAAGCAACGGCATGCGATTTGTTAAACGAGTAGCCTGCATGCGCTTCAAAATCATGCCACAAATCCAAAGCGGAATTAGGACTAATATACCTAGAGGCACCAGTAACAAACCTATCACGGAATTCATCAAATTCTTTCGCATCTTTTTTCTTTCCAATAATTTTACGAACCTTGTCAGCCTCTGCCATTGTCATTCCACCAAGGTGAACGCAAGCCTGCATAACTTGTTCCTGATATAGGATACACCCATATGTATCGTTAGTGAAATCCTTCATAATCTGATGTATGTAAGATACATTTTGTTTGCCGTGTTTACGAGCAATATAGTCTTTACCAATTGTATTCATTGCTCCTGGACGTACTAATGCATTTGAGGCTGCTAGTTCGTTAAAATTCCTTACCCCCATTTTTACTAAAAGGTTTGTATATGGAGTTGCTTCACACTGAAACACACCTTTTGTATATCCATCAGAAAGCATTTCATAAATCTTTGAATCTGCCATGTCAAGAGTAAGTAGGTCAACATCTACATAATGATTTTCTTTAATCATAGATACTGCATCTTGAATAACGCTTAATGTTTTTAACCCAAGAGCATCAATTTTAATTAGACCAATTCTTTCTGCCTCACTCATATCAATTCCAACAACTGGAATTCTTTCATCTGATCCTGGAGATGAACGAGTTTCTAATGGTGCATATCTAAATATTGGATCTTTACTTGTTACAACACCTGCTGCGTGAATTCCAGTACCACGAATTCTTCCACGTAACTGATCTCCATAGATAACAACCTCTGGATATTTTTCTCTAAACCAAACAGTATTTTTAGATGTGCAAAACTCATCCCAAGTGTCAACAAGTTTAAGGACCTTATTAACATCTGTTAAAGGAATATCAAGAACTCTAGAAACGTCTCTTACTACTCCCTTATCTTTAAACTCAAGGAATGTTGCAATAGATGCTACGTGTCTATATTGCCTTACAAGATAATCTTTTACGTCATCACGTCGTGTATCTTGAATATCTGTATCAATATCAGGAAAGTCATTACGTTCTGGATTAATAAATCTAAAGAAAAGAAGTCCGTGCTCAAGTGGATCAATATCAGTAATTCCAAGAAGATAACAAACTAGTGAGCCAGCAGAAGATCCACGACCTGGACCAACCATAATGTTTTCTTTCTTTGCCCAAGAGATCATGTTTTGAACTACCAAGAAGTAGGGTGCAAACTTTTTATCTCTAATAATCAATAACTCTTCATCAAGTCTTTGTTCATATTCATCATTGCCAAGCCAGTTAGAGTTGAGTCTTTTTTCTTCTAATGCAGCAATTGCTAAGTTTGCCAACTCTTGATCTGGATTTTTATATTGAACTGGAAGAAGATTTAATCCATCCTTGATGTCATAATCTTCTACTGTGTTTGCTAATTTTAATGTATTCTCATATATATCAGGCCTATCAATACCTTGTGCTTCCATTGCTGACTTAATTTCTTCATATGACAACAAGTGAATATCAAATTTATTAAAAGTAATCTGACGATCTTCTCCATAAAGATAGTCAAGGCGATCCATCATATTTTCTTTTTTCTTAGACTTTTCATATGACGCTTCTTTATTTACTTTTGCATGAGTATTCATAAGCAACTTAAACTCTTGAATTTCTCTTTGAGAAGTATCTGAATGATGACAGTCTGGAGTAACCACAACATCAATTTTAAATTCATCTGCAAGTTCAATAAGATGTTTATTAATTTCTGGTGTGTTATGTGGCATAACTTCAATATAATAATCACTGCCAAAAGTATCTTTAAACCACTGTATATGTTTCTTGGCAAGAGCAAATTCATTTTCTTCAAGCGCCTTTACGATAACGCTACTTGGACACGCAGAGGTTACAATAATTCCTTCTCTGTATTTTTTAAGAATTTCAAAGTCAAACCTTGGCTTTTTAAAAAATCCGTCTGTCCATGCTATTTCACTAATCTTATTTAAATTTTCTAAACCTACTTGGTTCTTGGCTAGAAGAACTATATGGTTATAGACAAGATCTTGTTGACCTTCTCTTTCAGACTTATCTCTGCGGTCAGAGATGTCTGCACACATATAGCCTTCTAGACCAAGTATTGGCTTAATACCCTTTTCTTTTGCAGCACGATACATTTCTCTGTGACCAGATAATGAACCATGATCTGTAATTGCAAGAGCAGTCATACCCAACTTGCTAGCACGGTCAACGTACTCTTGTGGAGTCGCTACGCCGTCAAATAGGGAGTAGTGAGTATGAACATGTAAGCCTACGTAACTCATCTTACCAATCTGTGTTGGTTGATGAAGTTACAGATGGAGTATCAAACCCCAAATAAAATGCTTCTTGTTCAGCATAAGGAATTTTCTTTAATGCTAACTCAAGAGGGTATGGCTTTAGTGCTGCCCAGTCAAACGGTTCTTTGTCTGGTGCAGATGGAATTAGTGTGTAACTTGTTTCAGTTCCCTGACCGTTACGCTTTAACTTCCATGAAATATTTGAGATGCTTCCTGTTTCAAGAGCATACTCACGAATAGTATTAAATGCAGATTGCTTGCTTACGCCCATTGACCAAATAGCCACATATGGCTCTTCAATTCCATCATCTACAAGTACGTTGCAATAGAAACGAAGACGTGCTCTCCAGCCAGCCTTTGGATCTTTGCGATGCATTTCTTCAGCCCAGTCACGGCCTTCAGATTCCATAGTATCTACAGCCTTACGCTTATAGTCTTTTGGATTTGTGTGTTCTTTAACAACTAGTGCTAATCCACGTTCTGGATTATAGTTTGCAGAGTCTTCATCAAGTTCTTCAATGAATCTGATCTTTGCAGATTGTCCATCGGCAAGTTTTAACCATCTTACCTTTGGTGAGTTTTCATCATATTTTGGCTTATCAACTAGGGCATTAATGTTCTTGAGTCCCTTTACAATAGTCATATTATTTTCCTTTTCTGTTTTATCTATCTTAACATACCAATGATAGAATTGTCAAACTGAAACTCCAGTTTTTTAATTGCATCATCATTCATGTCGCCTATGTCTTTGTATTTTTTGTCTATATAAACAGATGTAACAATAGATCCAAGTTTTTCAATTAACTTATCTCTCATTATTACGCCTGCATCATCGTTATCTGCAATCAATACAACGTTATTAAAATATTTTTCTAATAACTTTATCTGTGCTGCAGAAACATTTGCCCCTAGCGTAGCAACCGCAGGGAATCCAACTTGATCTAATCTAATTGCATCAAAAGATGATTCAACAACATAGACAGTGCTTGATGCCTTAATTCTATGAAGATTAAATAATACCTTGCCTTTTGGCAATCCAGGTGTATTTTTAAACTCTTTTCCTTCAACAGTTCTAGCCACAAACCCTATACACATTCCATCTGGTGAGTGTACTGGTATTGTTACTGAATCTTGTTTTTCTGAATACCCAAGGTTAAATTTATTAATAGATTCTTTTGTAATGCTTCTTCCTTCAAAATATCTAACTGCTCTTGGAGACTCTAATGCTTGATTGGTTAACCTTTTAATTAAAAGTTCATCATATTGAACAAATTCTGGTTTTTCAATTAATGCCTTATTAACTGAATCCTCAATACTTGTTTCTTGTTCTTTGCTTTTAATATATCTAATTGCTTCAAAGTATGTTCTGTTAGATGTGTGCATTATAAATTCAATAAGGCTTTTTGTTGTTTGGCATCCAAAACAAAAAAATGTTCCATGATCTTTTGATACTTCTCCAGCAGGAGTTCTATTGTTATTGTGGTATGGACAAAAAACAATATAGTCAGTCCCATACTCTGCTTCAATATCAATTCCAGCACCAGTAAGAACACGACGGACTTGCTCTGCCGTATACATATCTTTAACCATTTTTATCCTCATAGTCTTTATAGCGATAGTATCCTCTATCAAAGTCTACTTGAACTAAAAAATCACCCATAAAACCATTTCTATTTTTTCTAAATACGCATTCAATAATATCACTATTGGTGGCACGACCAAGAGCCATTACCCAGTCAGCATCATATGCAATCTGTCTAGACCAAGCGGTCTGCCCTAAAGTTGGTGGGCTAGACAAATCTTTAACATCATCTGGTGTAGCAGAAGAGATAGCCATAATTGGAACCTCTTCACTAATGGACATAAGTTTAAGTTCTCGTGAAAGGTTCTTCATTCGTACCGTTTCATTATCTGACTTTTGATTTGGAGACATAAGTTGTAGATAGTCAACAACAACAAAGTCTGGCTTATACTGATCAATCTTTCCACGTATAACTGAAGGAGTTACTTCTCCACCACTATCATTGGAAATAATATGAAACTCTGGTTTACCTTGCAACTTATCAGCATGCCACTTTTTAAGCATATCAATTTCTACTTCTCCATTGCTAAGTTTACGATGAGACCAAAGACCTTCACCCATAATTGCAAATACACGATTACGAACTTCTGTTTCAGACATTTCAAGACTTATGACTAGTGGGCTACGACCCTGTTTCCAAGCCTGTACAGCGAAATACAGGGCCAACCAGGACTTTCCGATACCTGGATATGCAAGGAATACTCCAAGTTGTCCTGGCATGATTCCAGAAGGTAGGTAGTTATCAAATCCTGGCAATCCAGTTTTAATTCCAACCTGTCCAAGATCCTGCATCTTTTTTACATTTTCAAAATAAGCAACTGCAGAGTTAAGGTCTGTTACTTCAATATCTCTAATTGCAGCAGTATTCTTTTTAAGTTCTGATGTTTTAGTAATTAAATGTTCAAGAGCATTGTTACCATTACCGCTTTGAACTTCACCTGCTGCATTGCGTAAAATATCTTTAAGGCTATCATTTAAATATTCTGATTGTAATTCTTCAAGGTGATGCTTTGTTGCACCAACCCCTTCTACTGGAGTAAAGTCTCTAAATTTTTCTACAACTAATGATGTTGGTGGAACTGATTGATTATTTTCTGAATACTGTCTAATAAAATTCCAGACATCGTTATGCGTTCTTAAAAGATTATCAACATTGGCTTGTAATAATACATGGATTTGTTTATCATTTAATACTGCAGTAATTAACTTTGCCTCTGTATTATTCACTAATCCACTTCCTTGCTAGTTCCCTGCGCTCTGTTCTTTCTTTAATATCTTGCTCTACTTCTAGTTTACCATTAAGAATTTTTTCTGCATTATATGCAAAATAATTCCAAGTAGGATTTTCTGCTATCTTAAAATAATAATCTAATAAATCATAGCATTGAGAAATACCGTATGATTCAACAAGAGCATCTGCAGCCCATTGCTCAACATTAAGATTCATATTAGACTTGGCTTCATATCTTTGTAGATGTAATTTATTATATCTACTTAGCAAAGCCATACGGTCTTTGCGTTCAGCCATATTAGTCCTCTAGAAGTGATTCTTTTGCGTCTTTTACCTTTTGAATAACTTGGTTCTCAACAAAAGTATAAACACGATCCATAGCATCTCCAGTGGTTTCACCTTGACGCACTTGGTCTACTACTCCAAGATCAACTCTTAAAGATTGAAAATTTCCTAAATTTAATGTGTATCCTAGTGTTGCTGATACCTTAGTGCTGTTATTTTCTTCCATACCCCACCATTTCTTCTATTAAATATTCTCTGCCCACACAGGAATAAACCTGCCATCTTCTGTCTTCGTATATGTAAGTATACCGTCTCCCATACGCCTTGTCAATTCTTGGCTTGTAGGAGTCATATTATTTGTTATTAGTCCATCTTTTCTTGGTTGTCCTATATGTATAGTAGCCAGTATAGCACGTATGTCTCGTACCATGCTTTCTGAATAATAAGATCTTATTCTAAATCCACGTTCACCATTTAATTTTGCCCCAACTGGTGGCGGAATCATTCCAGTCTTAATTAATTTAGGCATGTATTTTCTATGACGATTAATTAACTTAGCAGTCTCTGCTACGGTATATGCACGTTCTCTATTTTTTCTAAAATCTATACGAAGACATGTCTCAAGTCTATCTTTAGTAATATTATAAACAGAAACTAAACCAGTAGATCTTGAACTGTGGTGAAGTCTAACAAGATCACCGTTAAGGAACCATATTTTTTGATTGCCTTTGATTACAGTTGAGTTATTGTACGCTTCGCTCTGAATAATTCCTTTGCCAGTAACCATCTGCCTTCTTCGCTTTCTGTCGGTGGATGATAAAAGGTTCTTGATCCACAGACCATACAATAAGTTTCCATATGTTGCAAACCACTATATTGTCTATCAATAAATAGTCTGCCATTGCATTTTTTGCAATTAAGCATTATTAATTTTTATCCTTAGTTTGGAATTCCAACAATAACTAAATGTACTGCTAGTGATAAATCTCCAGAAGTTCCAAACCTTACAACACCTTCAATTCTTGAAGTTGTTACAGTTTTTAGAATAACATTTACATTTTGTCCTGCAGGTGTTTGTCCAATATTAACTGCAGTTGCTGAAACTATTGGAGAGTATTTAAAATCACTAAAATCGTATGTAAAAGTTTTTTCGTTTCCAGCAGAAACTGTTGAGTTGTTGGCAACTTCAACATAGCCACCAATTATTCTAGTTTCAGATGTTTTAACATTTTGTGCGCCAGCACTTACTGTATCAACTGTTGTGTAGTTATAGGTTGCCGATGAAACCTGTGTAGACAAATCATTTACAGCCTCAACAAGTGAATATAAATATGTAACGTCAAGAGGTTGCCCTCTTTCTGGTAGTGGTACCTTAGCCATTAATTTCCTCCTATTTTCATTATACCAATAATTCTATTCCTGAGTCATATATCTCAAGACTTTCATTTAGTGTTTTTTGTGATCCCTCAGCCTGAATAATAACACGAACATTTGTAGTACCAGTATTTAAAAATGAATATGTATGTATTGGTGATGTTCCGTGATATATTGGTGTTGTATTATCAAAACCAACAAATATATCATATTTTGGTCTATTTAATTCATCATCCCATACAGCGGTTGTTATTGTTTGAGATATTTGCAATGCACCATTAACTGAAGTAATTGAGTCATCTTCAACTATATTTATTGGGGACCACTGAGATGTTCTGTTTTTATCTTCTGATACAACTCTATATCTAAAAACATATCCAATATTGTTAGAATCAATTGCTGGAAGTAATGCTTTTTTAATGATTGCTTTTTTTATGCTTGCATCAGCCATTATGATGTTACTCCGCCAGACACATCCACAGAAAATCTAAATTCAATGTAGTTACTAGTGTTTGGATTTTTAACAATTGTTGATGCATCTTGAGTTTGTATAATTGAATATCCAGTTAGTCCATAGAGTGGGTTTAGCGTTGTAACATTTTCCAATCTTAATGCATCTAAAGCAACATAATAATTTGGAGATGGAATTCCTATTGGTCCGCTTTCTTCTGCAAAAACACATGCATAGATTTTAACAACTGTAACAGCATTCCAGGTAAAGTTAGCAGAGGTATACAAATCTTGAAGTTGTTTAGTTACTACAAAATATCTTTCTGTATCAAAATCATACGCTCCACCACTGCTATCGTTTACAACTTCAGCCTCAAACCTAGCATATTCTGCAGTCTCTGTTTCTGTTGACGCAAACTCAACAAGAACTCTAACTCTTTCTGGTATGTCATTAGATGTTGCATCTTTGTTAACTACAGAGAATGCCAATCTTAGTTCATCTGTTGGAGAGTTTCTTGTAAAATCAACACTGGCACCAGTTAGGTGAATATGGCTTGATCCTGGCTCTATTACAAAATGATCTTGGGCTGCCCCACTTTCTTCGCTAATTGAAATATCAGCATCGTCGCCTTGAATCATTATTATATTATTTAAAAATCTTGGTCTTTCATATCTTTCAACTCTTGGAGATTTAAAAAATATTGGATTGTCTGAACTTGTTTGAAATACTGAATCTGTAACAGCAATAATATTATCGTATTCTGGTTGATCAAGTGCTGCAGAAAATGTATCAATTGCAACTGCTGCTGATGGCGTATGGTGTTGCCAATTTTCTGTTTGTGTAAAAGCAAATACTGTTTTGCTATCAAATGCACCAGCAGAAGGATTTGATCCAGCAGAGTATATTCCTACTTCAGAGATTTCATATCTTTCTTCTGTTGGTAGTTCTGCTGTTAATACAATTTTATCTAGTCCACCTTCGTTTACAAATCCCCTTGAAGAAATAGGTACACGGAACATTTCAAAATCTAAATTGGTTTTTGTTGAATAATCTCCAATATCATTTCCAGTTGTAAGTGGTGTTGCTCCACAACCTATTGCAATGTAAGATGCATATGCTGGTGCCTGACCAAGCAGGTATTTAGCAATAATCGTCTTACCAGTATTAGTTATCATGACGTATAGTCTCCAAGATTCGTTTCATATATTGTACCATTTACTGTTATTTGAGTTTCTATTTGTTCATCATTGTTTAAATTAATAAACTCAATAATAAGGTCTCCAGTAGATTCATCAAAATAAACATTTTCACCATTTAACCCATTGCCAACTTCAGGAATTCTGTCTTCTAGTTTAATTGAAAATCCAGCAAAAAATCTATTTGCGGTCTGTTGTAGACCTAGTATATTATTTGGATTATACTGTTGTTGAATTGCTGATAAATTTTTAATTGGTTGATATGATATTTTTTGTCCATTAACAATATCAGATCTAGTAATACTAATTAATTCCTGACCTCCAATATTTTCAAAAATAAGATCTGTCATTACTTCTATTGGCAATGCACTATCATCAAACAAAACAATGTCTGGTGTTGCTGTTTTTACTGGTGCTGCTTGTAATATTATTGGCTCTGGCTCTGGTGCTGGTGGAGTTGCAGTTAAATTTGCACCTGAAAACATTATTGGTTCTTCTGTTGGAACAAAAGTGTCTGCAACATAAACTGGTGGAGAGCCAGCATTAGAGGATGTTCCTATATTATTTAAAAGTGAATTTGCATATTTATCAGTTGCAGCATTAAGTTTATCCATAGCATTAACAATTTGTTTTTGTGTTGCCTTTGGGTTTGCCAAAACTTTATCTATTGCTGCCATTGCTTTATCAAATGCTATTTGTGCAGAATTAGACGAAGAAGATGGTGCTTGTGCAACTGGAAAAGATTCTCTATCAAATGCGCCAGCCATTTTATACCTCCACCAAATAAGCGGTCATATCTGGACCAGTAAGTTTTCGTGAATATTCAATATTATATACTATAAACTTACTATCATCTTTTGTAACTAAATCAATTCCGTCTGTATTTTTATAGTTAATATTTACTATATCGCCCAATTGGATCATTGGATTTGCAAACATTTTTATTCCAATAGATTTTTTAGGTTCCATTAATTTATCAGTAAGCCATCCCATTAGGCTTTCTGCATCATCTTGCGTCTGTATATATGGCGTTTGTAGTGTAAATTCATTATTTCCATATATCATTCTGCTTAATTTAATTTTATCAAATTTTTCTTTTTGAACTAAAGTAGAAGAAATAAGAGATGATCCACTAAGTTGTGGATTAGAAAGATTACCTTTTTTCTTAAAATAATCATCAACTGTTAATTCGTGTGTTGTATCTTGTGTAAATGTTATGCCTTGAATTCTTAAATAATTTCCAGTTGTTTCGTCAAGGTTTAATAATGTATCTGTAGAATTAAAAATTAAAAATTCTGCACCATAAGAATCTGCATAAAACCCAGATGTGGTATAACCTTTTAATCTGTTAAACGTTGGTGAAAGTTGTGCATAAAGTGCTGGATAAGCACGATCATACTTAATGTCAAAATAGGCGCATTCTCTCATGATTGATCCAAACTCATCAAAATACATATTATATTTTGGTGGTTGCTGAGAACTGATTCCAGATAAATAGGTTGACTTAACTATTCCACTCATTCCATATTTTCTAAATGATTCATTTGCATCTATTTCTTTATCTCCAAATGCAGAAGAGATTGTTTCTCCAACTGTAAAAACTGTATTTTGAGAATAGTTTTCTGACAAAGCATATACATTTTCAAACATACATCTAGATGAGCCACGGACAAATGTAGCGATGTTGTTATATGTTGGAAGCGGATCTGTATCATCAACAACCTTTATTAGTTTATTATTAATATATAAATAAAATCTTCTTGTTTTTCCAATATCTTGATACTCTACTGCTAAATCATATACAGTTGGATTTGGTTCTCCAGTTGTTCTGTATTGTCCAGTAAATCTTCCATCATCAACATCAATTTTTGCTAGTCCACCCCAAAGTTTTATTGGAATTGCATTATTGTTTGATGAATCTTTTTTAATTTTATAAAAAACAACATTGTTAATTGATATGTTAGAATTGCCTTTGTTATCTAATTTTAAATATGATTCTATGTTTTGTTCTGTTAGTGCAACAATTTCAAAATAATACCCATTATTTGTTTCTGGATTAAGTAATACTGCAAGTCCTCCAGATCCGCCACCAATACTTACATTTTGATCTGGCTGTACTCCAGAAACTTGATAATATGTCGTACTTCCGTTTGGAGTTTGAGCACGATTTTCATTATTTTCTATTTTACCAACAACTCTAATTCTTGTTCCAAAATGTCTATATGAATTATTTAATTCTTTATAAACATATGAAACAAGATTTATTGGAGTTTCTGTCGTTGTAAAAGATGGTCCACTCATAACTAAGGCAGACGATTGAACTGTGCCAGACTGTGTTGATAGCATACTATTAACTGGTGTTTCTGTTATATGGCTTGATGAAAAAAAGTCTTTTATTGTTCCACCTCTTGAAGTTTGTCTTGCTTTTGCATTATTTACTCCAGCAGCACCTATTGTTGTTGAAGGCAAAGAAATATCTTCTAAAAGAGTTGTTGTAAATAAATATTCTGACTTCATGTCACAGCCTTTTACGTAGGCGTTATCTGACCAATAAGAACTAATTCCAGCAGAGTGGTTTGCTATCTTTGTTCCAAACTGTGCACGACCGTGTTCGTATACTTCTCCATTTTGCAATCTAGTAATTCCATCTACTGTTTCATAATATGGGGTTGAATAGATTCTAACAAGGCCAGTTGGATATATTTTTCCATTAAAGGGT